TGATTTGATTCAAGCCACGACAGCAGAGCCTGCAAGCTTTTAGTTAGATCCTTCCCGATTACCGTCTGTAGCCGTTCCCACCAAGCCGCTATTTTATCTAGCTCGTGCTTGATACCAGCCGCCATTTCAGCGTAAGCCGCTTGTGTATTGCCTGCTGCTTCCTCTGCGTTTGCTACCTTCCCCGAGAACGAATCGAAGTGAACGCCAGTCGCCATGAGGACAGCACCGCCAGCCTCTATGGAACCGAACATATCCTTCACGCTCATGTCAGCGTCAATGGCGTAGTCGTCGATGATCTCAAACGCCTCGACAAGAGTTCCGCCAGCTTCTATGAATTTCGGGAATGTAATACCGGCAGCTTTCTCGAACGTGTCAGACGCTACCGTGCCAGCTTTCGACAGTTCGTTTAGCGCGACCTTCATATACGATGCAGCTTCCGCCGTAGGTACACCCTGCGCAGTTAGCTCTGCCATCCACCCGGCAATGCTGGAGAACTGGATACCCAAATCCGCTGCAACTGGAGCGACCTTGAACAGCTCGCTCGAGAGTTCTCCCATCGTCGTGATACCGTCTTTGACGATTGAGAACATGATGTCTGAATACTCGCGGACTGTATCAACCTCAGCGCCGTAGGCGTTCATCACCTGAGCTAATCCGACAACGGAATCCTTCAGCTCGATATTACCGCCGACTGCTGCTTCACCTGCAACGCGCATATACTCGAAGACGTTCTCACGAGGAACACCCGCTGAGATCGCCTGATATAGGGCTGGGATGATCTCAGTTGATATAACCCCTATTTCCTCCGACAACGCCTGAATGTCCTCTTCCATGGCGTCGCGTGCTTCGGCAGATAGGTCCGGCATCAGGGTAAAGACTTCCCTCATGCCCGTGTCGAACTCAACGAACGTCTTGACAGCAGATACACCGAAGGCGACAACCGCAGCCGCAGCCGCAGCCGCAGCGAGCTTGGCAGCTTTCGTGATAGCCTTGCCCATCTTCTGAACTTTCGCCTGGAACTTGTCTACCTTCTTCGTAGACGTTCCCATCTTCTTATCGAAGTCTTTGGTGTCAGCTAATACCGAAACAACCATCGAGCCTACGCTGCCTAAAGCCATGTCACCCCCTCACAACTCCTGTCTTCGCAAGTTCAGGATATGCCTTGTGCATCCCTGCACGATCCGCCGCGGTGTTCTTCTTCTTCTCTGGATCAACGCCGCGCAGTCTGTTCTGCAGCGCCCATGCTTGGGTCCACCACCATACTAACTGTTCAACGTTCATCGTCCACAGGACTATACGTGGCTCCCAGTGCATCAGAGCCGTTGTTTCACCGACGAGCCTACCTAGTCTTATGCTGTCTCGTCGGTCGCTGCGTTTCCCTCTTCAACGAACTCCTCTGCCTTGTCTGTCATTGGAGATAGCACGAACTTCATGAAGACTGCGAACTTGGCATAGTTCAAATGCGCCATAAGGAACTCAGGCGTAATCTTCGGATTGCTAACTACGCAAACATCAGACACCATCTGGAACATCTCTGCCATAGTTCCGTTTGCGTCTCTCTCTGCCTCAGCAACCGCAGCGTCGCGGTCTTGGAACTTAGCCATTCTCAATACCACTCCGACGGGGATAGTTGAAACGTCAACAACTTCGCCGCCTACTCGTGCCAATCGTGGTTCGATAACCAGTGCGTCGAAATCGTAGATACCTTGTGCGTCTTGCTTTGCTCTCATGATGCCTCCTATGTGGGGCGCAGCCCGAATAGGCCACGCCCTCAAGTTCTTTTATGCCGTTTGCTGCGTATCGACGATCTCGAACAACTGCTCACCGGCAGTCCGATCAACGTCAAGCCGTCCGTTCATCTTGATTGGAACCAACGCAGGATCTACATCGTCGTCAGACGGGAAGTCGATCTTAATCCCACCGTCTGGCGTAGCTGAGAAGATCGTGCATTGCAGCGTCTTCGCAGGACTCGAAGCGTCGGAGTTCGTGATCCTCACGACTTGAGGTGTGAAAGCACCGAACCCGCCACCCGTGTAAGTCCTCTTCTCAAGAGGAGTGTAGGTGTAATTCTCGAAGACGGTCCCGCCATCGGCAATAGCGCCCCGTGTGATCGTAACCGTCCCAGTTTCAGCCTCAGCGGTACATGCTTCAGCGACCGTGATTACAGTCGTTGTGTAAGCTGTGACAGTCTTCACTCCGTTGTTGCCTGATGCCGTACATCCTGAGACAATAATGTGATCGCCTATTGCTAGATCAGATAGGTACGCCCCTGCACTAATGGTGTACGTCAAGGCAGGAGTAGCAACTGTGACATCACCGGAAGCCGTTAAGACAGGTGTCGCGAACGAACGCACAAGAGACGTTTTGCCATCAGGTAGAGTGACTACGGAGTAATCACAGTCGCGAACATAGGTCAGTGTTGCTGCAGCAAGGTTGTCAACCGACAAGGCTGCAACCTCGGTGTTATCGCCGTTCTTGTAGTCCAACGCCTCGGAGTTGTAGTCATCCAATGTGTGCTCTTCATTGGTCACATCAACCGGAGTGGTATCTGATGCAACTACAGTATGAACGCCAGAGTAGACCTTCTCCAAGTTGTCCCAGTTTAGCTCCATCCAGTTTCCTGAGATTGCGCACCGATGATTCCGAATGCCCAACTCAATCGGGCCAGCGTTGTCAGTTTCCACCGACACCTTATCGAACGTCTCTTCCCACACAACGTCGCGCAATGCGCCGACGTTGACCAAGGCTCCAACGGTGGCCCCAACTTCCATCTTGCAAGACCCCCATTTTACCGCCGTACTCTCTTGTACTGTCGTCTGCTGCTTGTGGTTTGGCATCTAGTCTTCCTCCCAGTATTTGAGCTGTATATCCACGGGACACAAATGCAACTTAACCTCAGGGTCGTATATGTCGCGCTTACCCTGAAAATGGCATGAGATGATCTGTACCCCCTCGCTAGTCCCTTTATATCTCTGCAGGCAGTAGTCTATGAGTTGCGCCACCTGACGCGCTTCAAGGTATGTCTCGGACCACGGCGTTAATTGCCAGCGCGGATGAGCCACACCGAGTAGCTGGTCGTGTTGTTCGCTCACTTCATACATTGTTATAGCAGGCAATGTCGGCGTCTGCCGAAGTGGAGACGGATAGACTCGCGTTCCAACCAAGGCTGCTATATCGGCATCCGCTCTGAGAAGTGCCATCAGTGCTTGCTGTATGTCTGCCATTACATCCCCACTTTCCTCAGAACACTTTGTATCGCTCGTTTCACTTCGTCCCGTACCTCTGCCTTGTTGTTATCAAGAGCTGGCCTCAGATATGGAGACTGGCCTATCCTATGTTGAAAGGACGCGAACTCTTGAACCATAGCGTATTTAACATTCGTGCCAACCAACACCTCTGCCGTTCCCTTCTTCTTCAATACGTCCGCCACTCTTTGCACTTCTCTCGCGCTCTGTATACCTTGCTCACTTCCACCGCTTTTCCTTTCTGGCTTGGTGATGTCTGCTGTCTTCGTTGCAATATGGATAGACCGCGCAAGATTCCCTGTGAGCTTCGGGGCGAGCCTCTTCGCGTCATTCGAGATGATGAAGCATCCGGCAATGAGCGAAGCGGCAACCGTATTCTCTACGTCTAGCCCAGCGTCTCTCATTGCCTTCATCAGCTTATCCCCGCCCTCAATTTCCATCTTAATCATCTATGCGACCGCCAATAAACATCCTTCTCCGATTGGCTCCCAAATCGCGTGCCAATGAATCGCGCCAGTACCACCGGCCCCGCACGTATGAGAGAACCTGATGAACGTGTCAACGCCTGCGCCGCCTGTATAGTCCTGAACCAGCCGGAAGCCCTCTTCCTTGATGTCTGTCTGATCGATCATCGCAGGACCAGCAGCAGTGATGGCAAGAGATCCAGTCTCGAAGCTAGTCATGTTCGTATCCACTATGTCACCTTCCTTACAAGTAGCCGCGTCGTATTATCCATAGAGCCTGACTGTGGTAGCAGGATGTCGT